AAGAGGAACTTGCAGGTTCAGATATGTGGGAGACAGGGTCTCTAGCTTATCCAGAATTTATGACAAGTAAATAACATATAAAATTGCTACACAGCATTATTAATTAAATAGATATGTACATTAGATTGAAACTATGATATAATATAACTATTATAGATATAACTAGATTATTATGAATATTGAAGAAGTACTAAAAATGTGGAAAGAAGATTCCATAATAGATGATTTGAAATTGGATGATACCACTATCAAAATGGCACGTATACATAGTAAGTATCTTGAATTACTTACTGTTGCTAGAATGCGTAGAAAGAAAAAAGATTTAGATTATAAAATATTACTTAAAAATAAGTGGTTATGGTTCGGAGGAAAATTATCTAAAGAAGAGATAGATGCATTTAATTGGGAGTATGATCCTTTTAGTGGATTAAATAAACCATTGAAAGGGGATCTCAATTACTATTACGATTCAGATATTGACATTCAAAAAGCTCAAGCAGCATTAGAATATGATAAAGTTCTTATTGAAACCCTAGAAGAAATAATGTCTACGATAAGGTGGCGCCATCAGAATATTGGTAATATAATAAAATGGCGCCAATTCGAGTCAGGTGTATGATGAAAAAAATGGAAAATAAATTTTTGACAATAGATGATGTTAAATTTGATAAATGTGTTCTTTGTGGAATAAAAACAAAATATAAAAAAACAGATGATACTATAAAAAGATTAGGATATATTAAGGGCGCTGGTCAATTATGTTTTAATTGTTTTATACAGGGTTTTCAGTGCGGATAACAATATTTTAATATGGAAGAAATAGTAGTTAAAGTAAAAGATAATGCTTTTATTTATATAGATTGTGATGATAAAGGAATCATACAAGAACTAGCAGAGTATTTTACATTCTACGTTCCAGGATATCGTTATATGCCTCAATTTCGTAATAAATTATGGGATGGTAAAGTAAGATTACTCAACTTAAGAGATCAATCAATTTATTCAGGATTATTTGGTCATATAAAAGCTTTTTGTTTAGAAAGAAATATAGAGCTTAAATCAATATTACGTGAACCACCTCACATATATAATTTACCAGGAATGGATTATAATGATGATATATCATGGATTAATAAGATGTCATTACCATTTAGTCCAAGGGATTACCAATTAGAAGCTGTTAAATATGGCTTAAGATATAGGCAAGGATTACTTGTATCTCCTACAGCATCAGGTAAATCATTAATAATATATCTTCTTATGAGATATTTTTTAGCTTCAAATGATGATAAAGTATTAGTAATTGTTCCTACTACATCTCTTGTTAAACAAATGGTAGGAGATTTTTCTAAATATTCAGAAAATGATTCTTCATGGAATGCAAATGAATATTGCCATGAAATTATGGCAGGACTTGATAAAGGTCATAAAACTAAAAGAGTTTATGTATCGACATGGCAATCAATATATAAAATGCAAAAGGGATATTTTGAACAATTTGGTATGGTTATAGGTGATGAAGCGCATAATTTTAAAGCTAAATCATTAACAAGTATATTAACTAAATGTACTGAAGCTAGATATAGATTTGGATTAACCGGTACTCTTGATGGTACGCAAACACATAAATTAGTTCTTGAAGGGTTATTTGGACCACATAAAAATATTACTACTTCTAAAATATTAATGGATCGTGGTGATCTTGCTAATTTAAATATTAATATATTATTACTTAAACATCCTGATGAGTATTGTAAGGTAGTATCTAAAATGAAGTACCAAGATGAGGTAGATTGGATTGTTACAAGTCAAAAGAGAAATAATTTTATTAAAAATTTAGCGTTAGATCAAAAAGGGAACACGTTAATTTTATTCCAATTTGTTGAAAAACACGGTGAACCATTATATAGATTAATAGATGAAGCAGTTAAAGACAATAGAAAAGTGTTTTTCGTATCCGGTAAAACGCCTGCTGATACGCGTGAAGAAATTAGATCAATCACAGAGAAAGAAAAGAATGCTATCCTTATATGTTCTTATGGCACATTTTCTACAGGGGTAAATATAGTTAACTTACATAATATTATTTTCGCCTCTCCAAGTAAGTCTCAAATAAGGGTATTACAATCAGTTGGTAGAGGATTACGTAAATCAAATCAAGATACGGTATTATATGACATTGCAGATGATTTACATTGGAAATCTAGTAAAAATTATACTCTTACTCATAGTGCTGAAAGAGTTAAGATATACAGTAAAGAACGCTTTAAATTTAAGATACACGAAGTTAAATTATTATAAATAGATATATGGAAGATATAGAAAATAAATTTCCCAATTCATTAAAAGATGTACCTGTTAAATTGTTAAAATTAATATCAGGTGAATCAATTATTGCATATGTACATAATGATGATAAAGATACAATTTCTTTAGAAGAACCAATGTGCCTCTCATATGAGAATGAATATCAAATAGTCTTTACTCCATATTTACCATTTAGTGAAAATGTATTACATCATATCGATATAGATAATATAATGTTTGAATCTGATGTTAATGTTGATATAAAAGCTTATTATATGAAGATATTATTAGATCAAGTAGAAGGAATTGAAACACCATCTTTATCACCTACTATACCTATTATTAAAGGTACTTCCACAGTCCATTAATCTCTATATCCAGCCTCCCCGGCAGATCTATTCTATTATATCATATAAATAGGCAAAAGTAAACAGTAAACTGAAAATAAATATGATAAATTGTAAATATCCTTGGACTGGAATGGTTATTGATCCTCAAGGTCGTATTACACTATGTTGTCATATGCATGGCCAACCAAGAATATTTCAAAAGAAAATAACAGAAGTTGATAGTTTATTAGATTTTTTTAATGGTGAAGAATATGCAGCTATTAGAAAAGAATTTGAAGAAGATACTTGGAGAAAAGTTCCAGAATGTCATCATTGTAGAAGAATTTATGATGATGGTAGATATGTTTCTGTCGTACAATCTCAACAATTTGAACCTTCTCTTAATAAATTACAATTCTTAGAATTTACTACAAGTAATGTTTGTAATCAATCATGTATTATGTGCTCTAGTAAATTTAGTAATCAATGGATAAAAATAGATCATTTATTTGATAGACAAATAAAACCTTGGGAGTCTGAAAAAGAAACTTATATTTTCAATGATAAAGATATTGATAAAATAATTGAATGTTTACCTAATTTAAAAAAACTTATGATTAAAGGCGGTGAACCATTTGTTGATATGAGAAATCTTAAGATCATAAGAAAGTTTTTAGAAGTTAATGAATCAGGAAAAATTTGTATTGTTACAAATGGTTCTAAAATACCTGAAGGATATATGGATTGTTTATTTAGACATCCAGAAAAATTTGAAATACATAGTAGTGTTGATGCTATAGGAAAAAGATATGAATGGATTAGAGGAACACCATTTGAAAAAACAGATGATACACTAAAAAGATTATATAACGAAACTGGAATTAAAAGTATGTTATGTCCAACAATATCAGCATATAATATTAATAATACAACAGAATTAGTTGATTGGGCTAGGAATGCTGAATATATTGAACCTAATGATGTGAATAAACCTATTAGAAAATGGTATAAAAATGATATTGTATGGCCGCAATGGGCTGCACCAAGAAAAGTTTATTCGCAAGAAGAATTAAATAAAGCAGATTTACCATTTCCTATGATATCAGATTTTAATAAAAATATATATGAACTTCATATGAAATATACTAAAGCTATGAATGGAGTAAGAGGATTTGACATAGATATATGGAATAATATGAATTAACTGTTTACATTTACCTTAAACTATGTTATAATAGTTATATTATTAGTACTACATGAGACATAAAAATGCCTGAAAAAATTAAACCTAGAGATAAACCCCATTACGTAAATAATAGAGACTTCTCATATGCAGTAGTTGATTATGTCACTGAAGCTAATAAAGCTAAAGAGGCTGGAGAAAAGAATCCAATAGTCCCTGATTATATTGCAATATGTTTTATGAAAATATGTGAAGGCCTTTCCCATAAACCAAACTTTGTACGATATACTTATCGTGATGAAATGGTTATGGATGGAGTAGAAAATTGTCTTAAAGCAATATACAATTATAGAATAGATGCATCTACTCGTACAGGTAAGCCTAATGCATTTTCTTATTTTACTCAAATAGCTTATTTTGCTTTTATACGCAGAATTGTTAAAGAGAAAAAACAAACAGATATTAAATTTAAATTTATGGAACAAGCAAATATTGAAGATTTTGTTTCTAGCATAGATAAAAATAGTCCTATTGACCAATCATTTCTTGATACACTTCGTGAAAAGATAAGTAAAATCAAAGAAACTGATGCAGCAATTAAAGATTTTAAAAAAGAAGAAAAAGAAAAAAAGAAAAAAGGATTAGAATTATTTATGGAGGTTTAAGTTTGAAATTAAATAAGCTCCTATTAATTGGTTATGGTATTGTTGGTAAAGCAGTATATGAAGGTTTAGGCAAAAAGAATTTTGTAGATATACATGATCCGACTAAAGGCTGGGAAAACGATAAACCATATAGTAATTTTGATGGTATTATATTATGTTTACCTACACCTGCAGGACCAGGTGGTGAATGTGATGATTTTTTAGTTGAACAATATATAAGAACTATTCGTATAGATGCACCTAAAATACCTATCTTAATTAAATCAACTACATCAATTGAATTAATTGAACTTGTAGAAGATGATGAAAATTTAACATATAATCCAGAATTTTTAACAGAAGCTGATTCAATAGAAGATTTTCAAGATCAACCATTTGCTATATTTGGTGGAAAAAATGCAAGGTTTTGGTATTACATATACATTAATGCTGATATAAAAATGAAAAAGATACGATTTACTTCTATGAAAAATGCAGCTTTTGCTAAGTATTCTATTAATAGTTTTCTTGCAATGAAGGTAATCTTTTTTAATGAATTAAAATCATTATATAATAAATCTAATATACGATTAGATTATCAAGATTTTGATTCACTTACAGAATTAATAAGTTTAGATAAACGTATTGGTGATAGTCATATGATGGTCCCTGGCCCTGATATGACATACGGTTTTGGTGGTATGTGTTTCCCTAAAGATACTGCAGCTTTTACAATATCAGCTAAAAATCATAAGTCACCATTAAAATTATTAGAAAAGGCAATTGATATAAACAATAAAATTAGGAGAAGTTCATTGTGAAAGTAGGTTTTACATGTTCACCTTTTGATTTATTACACGCCGGCCATATAGAAATGTTACGTGAGTGTAAGAAGCATTGTGATTATTTGATATGTGGTATTAATACTTCACCAATTAAACGTGGTAAACCACCAGTTCAAAGCCTTAT